TTTTTTGCCAATTATTCTATTTTTTGTTTCTACTTTTTCAGTTACTTCTTCTAACTCTATAACTGTTTCAGGCTCTTGTTTGTAAAGAATCTGACCAGTTTTATCTTCATAACAAGGTAACTGATAATCATTTACATTACAGTGGGGTTCTACTCCTTTATGAGCAATTGTCATCAGAGGTATCATGCACATCATTACGAACAGTATGAGTACTGCTGTTTTCATCTAAGTCCGCGAAAAATCTCCATCAATTCCTCATCCTCCATGGGCTGAGTCATTGTGTAAAAATTTTGGTGTTCGTTTGCGAGATATTCCTTCATCTCGTTCAAATTCCTAAACTTTGACATAAGACCGTGAAGCAAATAATCGGGGTTGAGATGACACCTTGCACATACATGATCATTAGAAAAAACTCTGGCAGATCGCTCGTATCTTTGACTCTGTAATAAAATTGAAGTAAGGTCTTTTTGTATTCTGACTGTTCTGGTATTGATTTCGGGTATAATGAAAAAAGTAAGGTATGCCAGAATACCAAGAACAATGAAAATAAATGTCTTTATTGATTTTGAAGTAGTCAGTGTTTCTTGTTCGACATGCTTGACTACTTCTACATCTCCATCTGTTGTGATTTCACGTTTTGGTTGCTGTGCCATAATCTATCTCACTTGATCTTCTTGATTCGTTTCTGTAACTCTGCCTGAAACCACTTCAATACGATTGGTATACTTACGTTTGAAGTGAGTGCAAACAGATATGCCACTGGGTATTTAAACCCTTGCTGTGCTTGTAGTTGAGGAATAGATCCAAAAACAACTACAATAAAGAAATATCCTGTGAATGCCATTCCAAGGTTGATGACTACATCCAATGCAATCATGCCCCACCTATAATTTCCGTTTTCATCATGAATGTCTCCAATCGCCAAACTATCATGTCTGAAATTGAAGAGAAAAACGAAAATCGAGGAAAAGCACACCATCGCTGCCAAAATGATATCCGATGATGTAAATAAATCGTTCATTTAATTTCCGCCCAATTTAATGTCTATATTATATTTATAACAAGACAAAAAGGAAGTTTCTGTTTCCAGGCACTTCCCAAGCCCATCAGCAGTTAGGCAGCAATTGCCATTCGTGCTGGAGTATAAATTCTAAAATACATAAATACAAGTAGCAGAGAAATTCGCAGTTTCTCTGCTACTCTAAACACAACAATCTTTCAGGGAGACTGTCATGTCTAAATCTATATATCATACCCCATATACATATCTTATCAAATTCAAACCAACAGGTCAAGTTTATTATGGTGTCCGTTTTGCTAAAGGTTGCTCACCAGATGACCTATGGGAAACCTATTTTACCAGCAGTAAAGTCGTCAAATCTTTGATTGAAGAACACGGTAAAGATGCTTTTGATTATGAAATCAGAAAAACCTTTGAGACCGCTGATGCTGCCCGCAAATGGGAAGAAAATGTACTTCAACGATTAAAAGTTGTCAAGGATGATAAGTGGTTGAACAAAACTGACAATAAAAGTTTTATTCAACCCAAAAATTTCAAACATTCTCCAGAAAGTATTCAAAAAATAATTGACTCCAAAGTTGGTTACAAATTTTCTAAAGAATCTCGTGAAAAAATGAGTAAATCTCATATTGGTCAAACACCTTGGAATAAAGGTATCACATATGATAAACCAACAAGAAAAAAAGGAAGACCTCTTTCCGAAGAACATAAAAAAGCATTACGAAAGCCAAAACAAATCATTAAACAAAAATGTGAATTATGTGGCAATTATTATAATCCAGGATATATGAAAAGTCTTCATCCAAAATATTGCAAAGGGGAACTTTGATAACAAGGTGTCCCCGAACCCCGACCTAATTAGACAGCAAGTGCTACTCTAACAGGTGTATAATCAACGTCATTTGCGATTATAATTTTAGCGTTGGTCGCAACCCTATTTTCTCTCTTCAGTATCCTCATAACCTGTCGAATTCTATATCATCCCCGTCTGAAACCTTGGTGGAGATGCTGGGTTCTGCCCCCAGGTCCAAGCAATTACTTTCCTGCGTCATCAAGAAAATTCTTCTATTCCAATTTTTATTCCGTCAATGCTGCTATGATTTTTGACTATATATTCCATAGTCCCACCAGCATTCAATACCCAAACAATATCATCAACTGATATTTCTTTCTTTATAACAAATCCTTCATCTTCATAAGGTCTATTTAATTTCAAAGCATCTTCAATTCTATCGAGTAACCATCGAGCAATGTCATCTGTTTCAACAGCATCATCATCAGGTAATCTACGATTTCCATATTTACTTTTTATGAATATTACTGTCCACTCTGGATTATCCGTTTTACGCTTGAAAAGAAAATTTCCAATTTTAGCGTATCCATCGCGTTTTACTGTATCTTGAATTTTTTGTGCTTGAGATTTAGTCAATCCCTCTAATTTAGTGAAGGAGTTTTCGCCTTTCATTACAATTTTATTTCCAGTCATACCCATAGTAATTCCAGCAAACAAAGCAGCAACTTTTGCTCTGCTTGTCCAACTCGTGAGAATTCTGCCTCTAAATTTCTGTGAATCAATATCTTTGTTCACTATTCCACGATACAAGGTGATGCTTTTACCTTCTCGTTTACGAATAGCATCTCTAAGAATTTTTGCTTGTGCTTCTATTTCGTCATAAATATCATTTTTTTCACGGTACGCTTTACTTAGATCACCTTTATCCCAATTTGCCCATTCCCAATTTGTAATAGAATATCGCGCAATATCACTCAGATTTTTGAGCAATTTTTTTGAAAGGTTAACCTCAGCACTACCTTCTAGCAAAAAATCTTTGAATGCTATCATTTATTTCCTTTATTGTGTTCTGAAAGCTACATAGTGAACTCCCAACTCGGCAAAGTTGGCTTGATGTCCCTTGTACTAGACAGCATAATTGCCATTGGTCAAAGCACAAAAGTTCTGTTGCCGCAGAACCTAACATCTCGTCAGAATTCGTTTATTTCGTTATAGTATTTATAAGTGAATCAAAACTTACTTCAACAAACATAAAAATTATCATAGCAATACACCATAACGTAAAAATAGCATTTTCATTCATTGTTCACTGGAAACATATTAAATTTATTATAGTTTGGATTTATAGGTTGAAATGACTCACCACATCCACATTGTCCAGAGTTTGTGATGAATACGAAACCTTGATTAACCATATCTTCATCTTTATAATCTATCGTAATAGATCCGATAACATTTGTCAATATATCTTTATCAACAATAATATAACCATCTTCAAATGAAACATCATTCAAATGAATTTCATTAGTAGACTCCAATGTCCATCTCCACCCTGAACATCCTCTTGGATTAGCACTGATGCGAATAAATTTCTCTGGCGCACCAGAAAATATCTTTTTCGCTTTTTCAGTCACAGTTATTTGATACGGATTATCTCCAGTAGCCAATCTTACCCCCTATCAAATAAATATCGTCATGTCCTCTTTTAAAAATTTCTTTTACGACTCTCAATGCTTCGTTCCAATCAGAAGTTTTATGTACTGTCTTATCGCTAACTTTTATTTTATAAATCATTCTTGTAATTTTAAGATAACACCCACTAAATCTGCTTTTTTCAATTTTGGATCAAGCTCAGAATCAAATTCATTTTTTGCTAAATCAAATAATTTTGCTTTGGTTAATTTATTCAATTCTTGTTTAAGATATTTCTTTTTTTCTTCCTTAACAACGTTTTCAGTTGATTTTTCTTCCTTTGATTCTTTCTCTTTTTGTTGATCAAAAAGTTGAATTTCTTGATTCAATGCTATTTCATCGTGCGATGTTGTCAGTTTTGCTTTATCTAATTTTGGATTTTCATGATTTAAAACACTTTTAATCCAATCCATAATCTTATCAAACATTTTTATCCTTTCTTTTATTATTACATCCAAGATGGCGTTGCTTGTTGTGAATCGACATTCGGCATAAATGATGTTCTACAACCACAACTTGATTTAGCAATTGGATTATTAAATCTAAATCCACGATCCATCAAATTATCTGACCAATCAATTTCAATACCTTTTAAATACAATAAACTCTTTTTATCACATAATATTGAAATACCTTGTGACTTAAAAAGTTTATCAAATTTATGAGGTTTTGACTCAAAATCTAGAACGTATGTAAATCCAGAGCAACCACCTGCTTTTATACCTACTCTGAGCATTGGTTGCTCTGAAATTTTTTGTTCAATCAATATCTCTTTTATTTTATCAGCCGATTTTTCAGTCAATGAAATCACTTCTTTTTACTTCTATAGTCTGCAATTGCTGCTTTAATTGCATCTTCAGCGAGGACAGAACAGTGTATCTTAACTGGTGGTAATGATAACTCTTCAACAATTTCTATATTATTGACGAGCATGGCTTCATCAAGCGTTTTATTTTTGACCCACTCTGTAGCAAGTGAAGAACTTGCAATGGCACTGCCACACCCAAACGTCTTAAACTTAGCATCCACGATTCTATCATTTTCTACCTGTATTTGAAGTTTCATAACATCACCACATTCTGGAGCTCCTACAAGCCCAGTTCCAACATCATCAGCATTTTTATCAAAAGAACCAACATTTCTTGGATTGGTGAAATGATCTACAACTTGTTCAGCATAAGCCATTTATTCTCCCATATCTTGTGTGATATCTTTTATTTTTTCAATTTGTTTCGTGATAATAGATTCACGATTAGGCCAGTAAATATAATCTTTTTCTGGATTTTTCATGAGATTATATAATAAAGGCAGTACCAATTTTTCAATCTCTTTCATATCTATTTTATATTTTTCTTCCAGATATTCTTTTTTGTAATTGAGTTCGTTGATTGCCGAATCAATCTTCTTTTCTAGGTTTGTAATGCTTTCTGATTTAGTCTCAATCTCTACAATTTTCTGTTCAACTTCAGCAGTCTTTGCTTTATACTCTTCATCATCAACAGCAGAAAAACCAAAATCAAAACTATCGTATTCTTCAGGTATTGTTGCCATTTTCGTATCCATATTTACATATCCAATATGAATCTACAATGTCTGACACAGGATTTTTATCACGTTTTACCTCCAGTTCAGTTTCTAAATCACGTCCTGTGTCAGACAAAAACGATTCAAACATCAATTCTTTGTTTGCGTTTCCTTTACCAGTTGCGAACTTTTTAATCGCAGTTGGTGCTATCATTATATAGCGCATTCCCGCATAAGTCAACTTGTTTTTTAATATTGCCATGTTCTCGGCAATATTAAAAACACGTCCTGTTCCAGAATAAGCATAATTTTCAATGTAAATCATTTCAGGTCTGCGATTGAACTTTATAATTTTATGTAAGACCCAATCAGCCAGAGCATTATATCTTGCTATATCAGTTTTATATTCTGGGTATTTGTCAACGATTATGTTGGGGATGGCGGCCCACCCGGTCCATTGTCGTTCAGTGCTAGCCAAACAACTATGGCAAATATCACCGCTATTATAATTCCACTCAGTTCCATAATATTCCGTAATTGCAGGACTAGTTAACGAATAATCTATACCGACAATATATTTCTTGTCAGTTGTCCCAGTTGTCATCCTCTTCTTCTTCTATATCTATAATCTCACCACAAAAAGGACAATACTTTGGTCTTTGATTTCCATTATATAACAACTCATATGCGGAAGAACAAAAGTTGCATTCTAATTCTAAATTATTTTCCATTATCCATTACACCTTCTATTTGTTTGTATTTGTGTATAATCTTAAAAGCGAATTTTAGCCCATCACGATAAGCCTTTAGTCTCTCGGGCATAGTCATGTAATCAACATCAGGTTTAGGATTATTACGAATATTTTCTATAGTCATTTCCACTTTTTCCATTTCTACTTTCAAGACATATAGAATTTCACTCATTCCAGTAATCAACTTTTTTTGAGAGTCTTGACTTTGCTCGTCTATAGACTTCGCTCCTAATCGTTTCGTCATATTTAGTCCAATTCATTATTTCTTCTAATGTTCTTCCGCAACCAACACAAACTTCGAAATCATCAAGTCTACATCTTCTAATGCACGGACTCTGTACTTCTAGCGGCATTTAAATACCCTTGATATTCATCTTTATAATAATCACGTTGTTTCTTCATGTTATATAGATATGCTGTATCATGACGAATCGCGTCTTCGCTTTCAAGATATCTCACTTTTTCATCATAATATTGAAATGTTTGATAAAGCTCATCTGCATGGGAGAGTGCTTGGGACATTTTACCTCGCTTTAAGATGGTTATATTTGAACTACTCATTATTTAGTTTGGTTTCTAATTCTGGAAAACCGCCAATAAATTCACCGTCCATAAAAATTTGCGGAACAGTTTTTTGATTAGTAATCTGTAAAATCTTACCGAACATTCTTTTGTCGGCCTGAATATACATGTACTGAATGTTATGTTCTTTCAACAAAGCCTTTGCTGATTCACAAGCAGGTCAAGTCGGAAACATAAAATGACCAATAATATATGTACCTTTACTAAAATCTAATTCATACTTAATCATTGTTTCTCCCAAAAATATATTTTTTTTTATCATTCCACCACTCAGAGTAATGTTGATCGGTATATATCAATTTTTTTGCATCAATCTCATTCTTTAAAAAATTATAATATTTATTTTTATTATTTACATCGTTTATAAATTTTATCTCATACTCACAATCATGATGTAAATAATTTTTGAACTTATTTACTGCCATTTTCCAATCTTTACCAACCAACGATGATAAGTGCCACCCAGATATTTCATTAACATGAAAAGTATTATTGGGATTATAATTAACATCTAAAATATCTCTGGATTGTTGAAAATCAATAGTAGGATAAAATGTATTAATCCAAGGACCCGTCCAAAGTTTTAAAGTATCGTTTTTCTCAGAAACAAACAAATTAACGAAATATCTGTTAAACAATAACACTGCTCTGACTGGTTTTTTGACTTTTTTTCTTAATTTCAATAAATCAATTAATTTATCTTTTTTATAGATTTCATCAACATCTCCTACAATGATCAAATCGCCAATAGTTATTCCTGAGCGTAAACAACCTTCTTTTAAAGATTTACGTTGATGATTTTCTATAATTATAGATTTTTTTGTTGCGATACTATGACCATCAAACACATAAGAATCTATTTTGTCCAAATATTTTTGAAATCTTTTTTCTTTTGAAAATTTATTTGCCCAATACAGTTCTTTTTCATTAAACTTGTGAGTTAAATTACTTTCCACAAGTATAAATTTATCTACAACATCGTAATATTCTTGCAGTCTAAATTCTAATACATCCGCTTCATTATAAAAAGTAAAACAATCAAATATTTTTTGCATAATTAAAAAAACTTCTTCCCATTACCAAATAATCAGCACCATTTTCAATGGCTTTTTCTGGTGTCATAACTCTAACTTGGTCATCATTTGTATCAGATCCCAATCTGATGCCTGGTGTAATCTTCTTTAACTTTGATTGTCTAAGAGTTGGTATGTCTTGTGCTGAACAAATCATACCATAGAATCCATTGTCTTCCATGATTGCCATTGCTCGCATATATGCTACGGATGGACTTGTGCCACATATTTCAAATACATCACCAATATCCCAAGAAGTCAAATAAGTTACACCAAGCAACTTAATATGATCAGCATATTGTGATAACGATTCAATAGCTTTTCTACTATTTAACATACTGATGGTAATCATATCTGCTTGCTGATCAATTGCTTTCTCCACAATTTTACACATTGTATTCGGAATATCAAATAATTTGTAATCACAAAATATATTATATCCGCCTCCTCCAATGTAAGGAAAAAGTGTATGATTCATTTTAAAACCATACACCTGATGCCCCAATGTGTCAATGAGTTCTTCAGTCATTGACACACTAAAATTATCTAAAGCAACAATCGTTTTTGAATAATCAATCATAAATCTACAACTTCACAGCCGCCTGCGCTACACGCCAATTCTTGCGCGCCCGTAGTAAAATCTTCTTTTTCAAAGTCTGCTAGTTTGCTCCAATCAACATTCTTTGGCATTCTCTCAAGTGCTTCAAAATATTCTTCTTCTGTGCAATCCTGATACGGAGCCTGACGGTAGGTATGCTCACTGAAAGGCAAGAATGAAATACCAGAAATTCTATCAAAATGCTCATATACCCATGCGCCAACTTCTGGCCATTCATGTTCTTTGACAGAAATAGTCACAGACGGTTTATGCTCACACCAATGAGTTTGATATGCTAACCACAATTCCATTTGTTCAATAGCAGTCATATCGTTTCTGAAAACAGAATTTTCAGGAGATTTCATTGGAAAACTGAATACAGTTGTGTGCTGTGGTTTCATTACATCTGCTTCGTTTGGAAACTCTGCTTCTTTCATGAACTTACAGAGAGGATCTTTGTTGTCAGCACGAACGGTACGAATGTAATATGGATTATGTCTTGCGTGAATTCCTGAGGCAGAGTCAACCAGCTGTGAAACCGTTCCTGAGGGTTTGATACAAGTAATTGCGGCAGATTGATTGACCCCCAATCTTTCTGACCATTCTTTATTTGTTGCCACTGCTACTTCTTTCAACTCTTCAAGTGCTTTAGCAAGTGCTTCTTTACCTTTTTTACCGTTTGTCAGTTCATTGTCCATAATTCCTGTCAAACTTACACCCAAAAGTCTTTCTTCATCACAGTTCTTTTTCCACTCTTTACTCAAGTATTTGAAGTTGGTAAGAGTGGATTGGAAAGTTCCAAGGATAGTCGCAACTCTAACTTTCTCTTTAAGAGATTTGATATTGTCATCTCTCCTGACAACGACCTCGGAGAGGTTACAGAACTCTCTGGATCGCAAAATAATTTCAGAACAGGGATTAGTTCCAAAATCGGGTCTAGGTTCTCTTCTTTGTTCTTCTCCATTTAAACTTTCTACCTGCTTCATTGCAGACATCGCATTGTAAATACCTCGTTCTCCAGATTTCGAATCATATAAGGCGAGCCATTCTCGCATGAAAGTTCCAACATCTGGTTTTTCTTTATAGCTAACACTGTTGTTTGCAAGGGCTCGCTGGGCGTTATGTTCCCACCAATTTCCTGATTTGGCGTGGCGCATTTGCTCATCTGTAAGATCACTGAGACTAATAAGAGCAGACCTACGAACACCTCCAACGACCACGATTTCAGCAATTTTACATACAATGTCATGCGCTTCGATGCACTTGAGTTTTCTACCTGCGGCATTTTTGAATATCTCCGTTATGAAACGAAACAAATCTTCCAAAGGTTCGGGACCAGATGCTCGACCCCCAAATGTCTTGAGAGGAGTTCCTGCTGGTCTGACCTTTGATACATCCCAAGTCGGGATTAATCCCTGATACAATAACGATACTAATTCCCTCAATGCTTTAGCCCAACCGAGTTTGCTATCCGCTACTACAATACATGTATCTGTTGAATAAAATTCTTCTGCTACTGGTGGAAGTTTATCCACATAATCTTTTTCAACACTGAATCCAACACCTGTTCCGTTCATCAGAACGTATAAAATCTCGTCAAATGACTTGGGAGAGTCAACTTTTACATAAGAACAGTTATATCCAGCAATGTTTTCCTTTTTCAAAGCATCACCAGCCGTCATCAAACATCGCATTGACGGCATCACTTTAAGTTCTGTAACTGCTCTTTGTAATTCAGTTCTTGTTCCGTTTTCTAATTTAAAATTGTGATTTTCTTCAAGGTGTTCTGCGAAAAAATTAAAATATCTTCCTACTGTTTCTTCCCATGTTTCTCTTCTATTCTGTGCGTAGTCCCATCTTGCGTAGCGCGACAAGTGAATAAAGGACTGATACTCGGTTGGTAATGACATTGTTACTCCCATAAATTATAAAATTTTTAGTGACTTTTTATTTATTCTCTGCTAATTTTGCTCTTAAACTCTGCTAGTTCTCTCTTTGAGAGACCATATTCTTTACACATCAATTTTTCTGCTTTTTCTGGTGTCAAATCTTCTGCCGAAGGATTCTCATTACCATCTCTCAACTCGTCATAATATCCATCTGTCAAAATGTCGTCCCATTCGGCAGAATGACCAAAATCTCCAACAATCCACTCTTTCAGTAGTTTCATTTCAGGACCACTAAATGTGACAGCATTCAATGAATAGTCTTCAAATGCTTCTGACGATAGAGGAAAATGTGGTTTGACCAATTCGTACATTGCATTTGCGAAATCTCGAATTTCTTCTTGAGCGTGTGGGTCAATTCTCAACTTGATCATATGAAAAAAGTTGTGCAAATCTGATTTCCAAATGACTTCTGTATAATTTGAAACTGGAAGAATAGTGCGGCCAAGTTCTCTTGCAACACCTTTAAAGGTTACGTCAAAACCATCTGTTGGTTGTGGTTCAACAATTCGCTTATATGTGCTATGAGCCATATCATTCACGGCACTCATAGAACCTAGCACAAGCATTTTATTAAATTCATCAACTTCTTTTCCACGACCCTGATTATTTACTGGAGATTGTTCATTGACAGAACTTTCTGCTGGCAAATAAAAATCATCACTCATGATAGAGTAACGACCTGAATATTCATTCACATTAGCAGTTCTGTGTCGGATCAATTGTCTCATCACAAAAATAGGCAACTTCAAATGAAATCTTACCTCAGCCATTTCAAATGGTGATGTATGCTTATGTCGCATCAAATATCTGAGAAGATTTCTTGTTTCACTCGTTTTTCGTGTACCATCACCATAACTAATTCTTGCCGATTCTTCAATTGTTTGATCAGACCCCATTACTTCAAGTAGTCTGACAAACCCATGCTTATGTACTTGTTTTTCACTGATCATTATTTTTCATCTCCTCACGAATTTTAGTTGCCGAAATATCATGAATTTCTTTGGGTGGAACATGTTCAGTAAACGAATAGCCTACTCCACGCCCATAAGAAATATCTACAATATTAGGCACTTCTGTTACAATATATTTTCCAGTATATTCATCTTCTAAATCTTCATGAATCATTCGTGCGGCTTTAGTAAAGTTAAAAATATTTTCACCTACACCTGCTACATCACGAATCATAATATTCACTTGACCAGTTTTTTCAAGTGCTTGTTCAAACAGCCAACGATGACCTTTGTGCCAAGGTTGCCAACGCCCAAGCATCTGAACAGTTGGATGTTGATTGTTCCATTTATTTGGATAGTTTTTTTCTTTCACTTTTTTCATAATGAAAGCAGCAAGTTTTGGTGCTTCCACTTCGCATTTTTGTTGTTTGACTACATAATCAGGATTTTCTGGTTTCTGAAATACCTTATTGGTATCTTCAAAACGACTCTTATCAATTGTATCAACCCAAACAATCAAATCACCATTAAACGCATCACGATAATCAATAGTTGGACAAACAAAATCACATACGGCAATTTCACCTCTAGCATGTGCTTCATTGGCAAGTGTTCCCATACGAACTGCCTGTCTCAAACGACCTGTTGGTGTAAAATCCCAATCATCATATTCTTTACGAATTTCATCAGCATTGAAATGCTTAAATGTAAGATGTTTTTTCAATTCATTCGCTAGTGTAGTTTTACCAGCACCAGGCAAACCCATCAACAAAATTTTTAACATATTATACCTTAAATTCTACGAGTTTCATTTTTGCTTGAAGACCGCTATAAGTATTCTCTTCAAGCACTTTCATCACATCAATATCATTCATCACCATATCGTTTATGTCTTTAAACGGAATAGTATTGGGCCAAATCACGATTTTATGATTTTGCGATATAATGTTTTCCATTTTTTTAACAATTTCTCTATTTCGTTTTTCATTATCATAAACGAAAACTAAATCAACATCATTCAAAAATCTCATGCTTGTAGATAAATCTGCTCCTGCCATAGCAATAGCATTTTCTACAAATAATGAGTCAATAGGCCCTTCAACCACATATGCTGTTTTTGAACGATCCAAAGTATTTAATCCGAATATCTTAGGGGCATCTTCAATCACCTTTATAGTGATATATCTAAGTTTGGATTTCTTGTCTAACGACCTGCCTTGTGCGGCAATCAGGTTCCCTTGCTCATCTATAAAGGGTATTACCAATCTTGGATCGTTATCGATAAGTTCAAATGAATGGTCAAGATTTAAACTCTCAACCCATTCTTTAAAGTCTTGAGCAAAGTACAGATATTTATAGTTCTCTGATTTTATAAGTCTTGACTGGACATACTTTACGCACAAATGTTCATCATTCAGTTCAGTCAAGCATGGAATTCCTAGATCAAGTTTTGCTTCTTTTTTAAACTTTGGAGTTTCAAAATGAAAAGTTGGTTTTTTGTAGTTACTGTGACCATTCTCACCGTTCCTATATCGTTCCATGACATATTCAGAATGAAGTGTCACATCAATTTGCTTGAGAAAATTTGAGAACGTGAGTCCGACGCCACAGTTGTGACATTTGAAAAAGAGGTCGTTTTTCTTTCGATGAACATAACCTCTTGCTTTTGTGAATTTTTTCTGAGAGTCGCCACAAATTGGGCAACGAAAATTCCAGAGAAATTCTTGCTTTTGCTTGAATAGCAAAAGACGATTAGACAGCATATTCAAATACTTAACATCAACAAAAATAGACATAATATACCTCTTTCAAGTGTTAGATGTATATTATATCAAGATAAAACTACAATGTCAATTCCCGAAATACTGTAAACATTTTTTGACCGATTCATCGGATATGTTGTATTTCAGCGCATACTCATAAATCAAAGTTTTATCATAAACTTTATTTTTTATTTTCATCGACTGAACAAGTTTTAATAAATTCAATTCGTTTTCGTTCATATTATGCTCCATTGAGTAATACTCCCGCTGAATTATATACTTTTATGCCTATTTTAGCACCATCATTGACAAGGGTGCCGTGAATTTCTGTTTGATTATTTGCATGTACTGTCATTGCTATATCGGGTTTATAAACCACCCTCCATATGTCATTCAATGTATGACCCGTATTACTCACAAAACTAACTGTCAGACCATCTTCCAACTGCAAATTAGTTCCGCTTTGTATATCTATGGGTAAAGATGTAGAATTGACGGGAAAAGTAGGGTCTAATGACCAAACAAATTGATCTGGATCTAATGATCCTGTGCCAGCATAATAAATTTTAATATAGTAAGTTTGTGGTAATAATTTATATTGATAGCCCCCAGCAGAAATGTCATCTAATCCAGACCCCGAAAATTGTGTGATTGTGATATCATTAATTGATGCACTATTAACATAAAGATCGAATCTTCCTTTAACATCATCAACAGTACCCCCATGAGTACCAGTAAATCTAACTAAATCATGTGCTTTATCTAAATCAATACTGTAATCTAATTGCCATTTATCTCCGACTGAATGACCAGTTATGGAAGAAAATCTGATTGCAACGCCATTCACTAATGTATGGGAAACAATATCACACGCAACACCTGTCTCTTCAGGACTGGATAAATCAGAATTGAAAGACCAACTAAATGTATCGGTCGTTCCTGCTGAATCTATTTCAACATAAAAAGTTTTTTCAAGTGCAGATCCGTTATAAGCCCCTTCCGCAATTAGATCGTCTTGACCAGATACAGATGTATATGTCTTAGTTATTTTGCCCGTGTATGCATCTAATGCGGCTAAATCCTGAACCCTATAACCTTGAAAAATTATTGAAGATCTACGAGCATAATCAGCAACACCCTGTTCACCATCTGGATTTATTATAGCAGATTCTGAAAGTGAAATACTCATGACCACCCATCCATGTAGAGTTCTTCATCTGTTTTATTTGGTTTTTTTATTTTATTCACGACTTCTAATTGTTCAGGACTCATTTTTTCTAAAAATTTATCATCAAACATAGATTTGCTCGCATTATTATTTTCATCATCACATATATCATCGATAGCCCCAAACACTGTTGATAATAAAGATTTCATCTCTATAGTTTTTTTAATTGCGTTTATAACTAATAAACCTGCTGGACCCGTAGTTGCACCAACAGCAGCAAGTAATAATTCGCTATCTAAAAAAGATTCATCAATCTCCAATGTATCAATCTTATTTGTAATATCTTCAATTTCCATTTTTACCTCTTCTCAAATACATCATTGCACCAGTCGATTTATCTTGTATAATTATTGGTTTTTCAGGATTCTTCAAACCGTATTCACGAATCTCTTGTCCCGTTTCATCATTGCCGACATAATCTTCATATTTTGCATATTTTTTCTTACCAAATTTATTTTTCATAAAAGTCTCATAATCTACCTTAAAAACATCAGCCCCTGCAAATTTTTCTCTTTTCTTTTTTGGTCCTGGAGGTTCGCCTGCATTTGTTGAACCTGGGGGATTGACACCAATTCCATGAATAGCACCTCCCCCAACTGCCGTCATCTCACCCAAAAGCTCTAAATGTGTGTCATATTGTTCCATTAAAACTTCAATTTCATTTTTATTATAAGTACATTCTCTTAAAAATGCATTAAATTTAGAAAAAAGATATTCTTCATCTAAATAACAATTTACATCTTTATTTTTTTCTTCTTTTATTAAAAATAATGCAGCGGCAAATGTTGCAAAGCGTGTACTACCACCAGGAACTTTTGCTAATAATTTTTTTAAGTTAAAAATTAAGGTATCACTTATTGTATAAGCCTCCTTTTCTTCTCGTGAAGTTAAACTTCGTCTTTTTTTCAAGACCTTTCCAGTATCGTCAATTATACCGAGTTCATAAGCTTTAGTTTTATCAAAAGGAGTGATCAATTTTTTTATAAATTGATACACAAAATATATATTTCCGATTGTCGATGTTATAGACATTAAATCTCTCTTAATTTTTTTACAACATTCATATCCAACATGATATCACTACTAATAATATATTTTCCATTAACTTTATCAATTACATTTGTCATGTAGTCTAGGTGTATTAAAAACGTTTTTAATATGCTATGAACATTTTCTGGCATTTTTAAAAACAAAATGCGATTACCTACATCTATAGGAAACATATTGTAGAAAGTTATCAAATGATTTAATAATAATCTTTCCTTCAATTCACCTGTCGATAAATAACGATTAAATAATCTTTTTATATATTTAATGCTATTCATATCAGAATAAAAATCTTTTTCCGACAAACACTGAGGATTATCATAATATTTCATTGCATAGAGAATATAATTATCCTCAGTCAAATCATCAAACATTTTTTAATTTACATTTTCTTCGTCTGATTCCTCTATTGTTTGCTCATTATTTTTTGAGGAATTAATCAAATAATTACAAAACTGTATCGCACCCATCAAATAATCTCTATTTTTTTCCAGTGTGACGATTTCATCTTTATATTGTGAAAGTTTACCGTCAATAGTCGTTTTATCTTGGGTCAATTTTGTCAATTCGTCGTTCAACATTTCTATATTCATTTTTTATCCTTCTTCAATAAATTTTTCTCCCGTAAATTTTTCTAATTTACGAATCATACTTTCCATATTTATTTTTATTTTTTTGCCAGTTTTTTTATTTTCTGAATAAAACACCCATTCATTATTTTCATCATGGGGCGAAAATCGGGTTTTATTTCCACCACCATCCATAATATATAAATGACCAACTTCAGGTTCATCTTCATCAATACCAGAATGTTGTGCCATTTCTGTCCACATATACACTTGAGTATCAACGGGTAAATCTATTGGTTCTTCACCTAACCCCAAAATAATATTATTTCTACTTCCGGTATTAAAATTTACATCACCAAATCCATAATTTAATGAACGAAACTCCATACCCAATTCTTTGCCCTTTATTCTATCTTGTGCGTTCTCTTCTAACCCTAATCTATCATCTTCGTTAAGCGTCTCTATCAAGAAAGATCCAGTTCCATCTTCCAATGACATATAACCACCAAAATTAAGTTGCCCCTCATCGTGCAATCTCACAGCATAATTAACATTCAAATCACCTTCAACTTCTATAGGTGAATAAAAATGAAAATCATCGGATAAAGGATCATAATGTAATTTTGTTACATTAGTGTTAATTATTTTTAAATCTGGAGTGCTTGATATATCTCCAATATGAAAATGGTCTCCAGTTAAAGTAAAATTTCCCTGAAAGGTTGCGTTTGAAGTGATCCCTAAATCTTCACCCGCTATCCAAGTATTTGAACTCGCACCACCATCAAAAACTATTTTTGGACTGCTTACAAATGTGTTTGCCGCTGTTATCTCAACATTTGTTGCAAGAGTGACCACTGCATCGGCACCGCCTGAAAAAATAGTATTTGATACAACTGTTAATTTTTCACTTTCTATCCAAGCATTTGCCATTGACGAATTGAAATAAGTATTTGACAATACTTCTAAATTTGTTCCGTTGATATAAGTATTATCACTGGTTATATCTACATTTGATGCTATAGTAACTATTGCATCGTCCCCAGAAAAGAGAGAGTTTGCGGCAATGGTAAATAATGTACCTTCTATATAAGTATTACTCACGGCAGAATCAATATGCACATTAGACAATACAGTTGTTTGAGATCCTGCGATGTAATTATTAGGTGATGTGATGTTTATATCTGATGCAATATCCAATTTACCGGAATGCATATAAACATTCGCACCAGAAAATGTCACGTTTGCAGATGCTATTGCGTTTGAAGATATATCTAAATCTGTACCAAATATATTCAAACCAGTTGAAGATATTAATGTATTTGCAGAAGTTATATTTGTGTTAGATCCATTTAAATCAACATTGGAACTGAAAACCATTTCATTTGAAGTCAATGATAAAGTTCCTACTGCACTTCTTCTCAAATGAGAATCATCACTAAATTTAAGATAAACATCTGTACCATTTAAATAAACATTTTTTGTTGCTGTAGTAATACCGGAAACATCAATAACACCAGCAGTTAAAGTTTCTTCGATAGTAACCGCATTTGCCGTAATATTATGTGAATATACGTCTTGATATCTAATGGCGTCAGATCCTAAATCATATGAATTATCAGTGTCAGGAACTATACTGGATGATAATGATGCTGAAATTGATACGGTATCAGTAGATTCATTTCCAATGTTAATATTACCATCAGCGGTTATATTTCCGGTTGCATGTATATTTCCACCAACATTTAAGTTTTCCGCTATACCGACACCGCCATCAACAATTAACGCGCCTGATGTAGATGATGTAGATCCTGTGGTTGATGTAATATTTGTATTGGATGATATAGAAACATCTGTACTTTCAATATTTACATTAGATTTTACTTTTAGATCTGTTCCATCAATCCAAGTATTTGCAGATATAATATAAGTATTTGAAACGAAGGTAACTGTTGCATCATCGCCCGAAAAAGTAGTATTTGATTTAACAGTTACTTGTTCACCTTGCATCCATGTATTTGTTGACGAAATATCAACATTTGAAACAAATACAACTGTTGCATCATCGCCCGAAAAAGTAGTATTTGCAACTACCGTAACTAATTCACCCTCAATCCATGTATTTGAAATGGCTGAATTGAAAAATACATTGGACAATATCTCTAATTTATCACCCTCTACATAGGTATTTGCGCCTGTTAAATGGGCATTTGCAAGAATTGAAATATCCGTGCCTGAAATCCATGTATTAGAAACTGTTGAATCAATAATGACATTTGATAAAACTTTAAATTCTGTTCCTGCAATATAGGTGTTCGCTCCAGTAATTAATACATTTGAACCTATTGATGCATCATCACCGGTAAAGGTCACTGCCAAAGAAGTGATATTGGTTTCAACACCACTGAGTGTTATTTCTCCATCAAATGTGATATCACCAACTGTGTGAAAATTTCCCCCAACTGTCAAATCTTCGCCGATATTTACATCTTTAGCTATTCCCACACCGCCTGATACAACTAAAGAACCCGTGGCGGCAGATGTGGATGTGCTATCGGAAAGAATAGAAACATTAGACAATACATTAAAAAAAGTTCCGTCAATGTGAGTATTACTACCTAATAATTCTACGTTTGCTGTTGCAGAAACTAGGGTATCATGAAAATAAACATTACCACTATTAAAGTTAGTCAAATCATTATTAATTACTGTATTAGACGTAATAAATGTGTTTGTTGTATCAATATTAAGATTTGAATACACTCCAGTAAATGTAGAATTTGATTTTATAGTTAGTATATTTTTTTCAAATGTTGTATTAGAAGTAATATACGTATTTTGAGTAGATATATCAACATTTGCTGATATAAATTTTACATTTGATGTGAATTCTGATTTGGTTCCAAAAAAATTATTATTTGAATAAAAAGCAGAATTTGATGCCTTTACTCTAAAATAATCAGTATCGCTACCTTTAGGATTTCCTTCTGAAAGAAATTCTCCAATTTGAACATTGCTGTAAACAATGTATGAGTTTGCATTAGACTGAAAAGTTTCAGTTTGAACATTTAAAGTCGGCCCTGAAATAAACAAACCATTAGTTAGATCCAAATCAGCATCAATTTGTAAATTATCACCCATTAAAAATACATCTGAATCAACATATAGTACTGAAGATCCAATATATGTATTCACGGACGTTGATTTAACGAATAAATTAGAATCTAAATAAGTGTTGCCTTTTATATTAACTTGATCACCATTAATATCCACATTTTGTGAAAATATTGTATTTGCATCAATTGTGGTATTTGACGATATAGTCAAAGTGCCCGAACCACTAAAAATTTGTCTAGTATATAATTCTTTCCAATAATTTGATGTATTACCTACTGTAAAATTCAAAGAATCAGGTATAATAGATGACGTAAATTTATCTGTTTGGACAGTTTCTAGGGTTATAGAACCCCCAACATCTAAATTACCGTCAATATAAACATTTTTCAAGAATCCTGCGCCACCTCTGACAACCAAAGCACCGTCTGATGAATTAGCGGCATCTTTAGTATTTGCTAATACAACTTCCGAAGCAACATTAGAAAAGAAAGATTGTATTGTAATTTTTTTGTTTGTAGGTGCGCCCGCAGGATCATCTACGACAAGGAGAACATCTTCCTTCGCCGCAGATGCTAATGCAGGCAGAATGGATATTCTCTTATCTGCCATTTTTTGACTCTATATTACATGTTAAATGGTATAGTTCGTGTTTGAAGTTGCCAATAAAGCATATTCCGTACCATTCACCCTAATTTTAATTTTCGTATCTGCCGTACGATCATTATCATTACCGGTGTTGCCCGTTATAATCATAACATGACCATTTGCCCAAGATTCACCATTTGCAGATGCCACGACATATTCAGAACCATTGCCCAAGTCCATCAGATAATTTACTCCATATTCTTCGTCTTCGTTATCATTTAAATATCCTGAACCATCGTTCAAACAAATGAACGCATCAGGTTTCACAGCTCTGTTATTTCCTGAATCATCAATTGTGATCTGTAGACCATAAACTCTTGCGGAACCACCAGAATAGATGTTATTAATAGCTCCATCAGAGTCATCAGCAATAGAATCAGTTATATTCATATAGATATCTTGACCAGCAAGTACTCCAGTTACATTCGCACCAGCACTCGAAACATTCATAGTCACTTTTGTACCATACAAATTGACAACCGTATTGCTGACTCCAGAGTCGGGGGTATGTTCTGTAACAAATTCTGCTGGGGTAACAACACTACCCGCGGTAATAAAGTTGGTATTGACGGTTAGTGAACTTTTTAAGAAAGATTTACCTACTGTATCACCGCCATCTGTCACATAATTTAAAAGCCCAACTAAATTTTCAGTTGTAATTTTTTTATTTGATGGATCACCGTCAACACCATTTGGATCATCAACTAGATGAAAAATATCATCTTGATGTAATCCACTCGTTAACGCTACCAACTGGGTCATTTTTTTATCAGCCATTTTTTAAAACTCCTTGATAGATAAAAAATTTATTTTAAATCTAAAAGTAATTGATTTATTACTACTTTTGCACCATTCAAACCGCTGAGTTCAATTTGAACAGTTTCTTCTTGTTTATTTAGTTCTTCTCTCTTGAGATTTATTTCTTTTAATACATTTACATAATTATCAAATAAATCCGAAACTTCTTTTAGCTTTTTATTGAGCATTTTCTCAAATGCTTTAATTTCATTTACTTCGTTATCTTCATCCACCAAACGAAGTTTCGGATTTTCAATTTTTTTTGGCATCATATATCTCCATTATAAATTATTTATTACGCATCAGCAAGTTCATAAGGTATCTGGCGCATCTCCTGAAATACTTGAACTTGCAACTAATGTCTCATACCATGTTGACGTGACACCGCCTCTTGTTTTTGTATGCTTCTGTAGCCAACCAGCATGAAATTTTGATCCAGCAACCGATGTTTCGGTCGTATCTGCGCCAAGAATTGTGCTAAGATCAGAATCATTTACATATTTAGGTGCTTGTCTATACAATACAGCACCAGCAGCAGATGTAAAATCTCCAGTTGGAGCTGTTACTAATGTCAATACAGTGTCTGAAGTAATTGACTTGATAAAATGTTCTTCAGGACCGTCTCCAGCACCCGCTGAATCTAATACCAAAACATCACCTACTTTTAAATCTGTTAAAAACGCAGTTCCTACTCCAGTTACCACCCCAGCCGCATCGCATGTTGCTGACGTAAATGACGCAGGAATTGCCCCGTCTACTGTTCCCCATGAAGCCATTTTTATTCTCCTTAATTGAATTTTCTTTTATAAATTTCATATTTTTCTGGAGAGGCAAACCCTAGGGTTTTCCATTCTCCATTATCAACAACTTTTTTAGTTGTCTTTTTAACTTTTTTTGGAGCATCAACAACTGGTTCTAATGCTGGTGCTTCTTGAATTTCTTCTGCTACGGCAGTTTCTATTTGTGAAACCGTTTCTGTCGGGATAATTTCTTCCGCCATTTTTAAACTCTCCTATTATTTAACTACTACGAAACCATTCTTTTGAACGGTCATGTTTTTGGTAATAAAGTTTGAATAATTTAATATATTTGCATTTTCGTCTATCTCTGACTCTTTCTCTTTAAGAGAATCATATGCAAACCCTATTGAGTCTCCACCTATCGAAAAAACATTTTCTTTGGATGTAAATTTTACACCAAACTGTGTAATGATGTTTAAAAACTCATTTAAATCAAAGTTATATGAATCATAAAATGCTCTAACATCATCTTCTGAAACTATTGCTTTATTACCAAAAACATCATGACTAATAACAATAGTATCATTTTCCTTATATGCGGTAAAATCATCAATATTATATACAGAAATGCCCATTTTATAATGTATCATTTTTTCAAAAATTCTGTATGGATCATTATTATCATAAACAATATTACCTTCAGAGACCGTCTGTCCAGGAGTATCTTCTTTATATTTTTTCACAAGATCATCTGTACCTTCTTCACCAGCACCACCTTTCAACATACTTCTTTTTTCCATAAGTTTGTTGATTTTTGATAACCCTTTAGTGATTTTTT